TGCAGATGATCTAACATCTATGGTAACTAGAGATGAGCCGTTTAGACCGGGCTTTGATGCTAAGGCTGAGGACTTCACTAAAGGTATCCTGCAGAGCGGTAACATGGCTCGTACAGTGAACTTGGCGAATGCATTGCCGGGAGCAGAAGATGCTGGACGTATTGCTGATTACTACATCCTAGATACAGTCAATGCGTTTGCGAATTCTATTCGTACTAGAGGTATGGATCAGACAGACTTCTCAGACTTCTCTACTCGATTGATGCAGTATTCAGAGCAACTAAATGCTCTAGCTAAATCATCACCAGATATGGCGGATAAAGTAGAGAGCATCAATCGTTTCATAATGCGTATAGAAGCTGCAGGTTCAGATCTGGCAGAGGTAGAGCGTATCTTGGACGGGGCTCAGAAGGCATCTGAGGGATTGATGAGCGAGGTTCGCAACAGTGTCGTTGGCAAGTTCTTCGATGCCGAGCAGACGCCCGGGATCACTGAGATATTGCAGGGGGCTAATATACCATCAACTAGCGATCCTGATGGTGCCTTCCGTGCGATCTTTAGCGCTAAGACACAAGGCAAGAATGAGGCGCCTAATCGTATTGGTCGTCTACTAAGCCTAGTTGCTCAACAGCCTGAGGCCGAGCGCCCAATCCTAATGCGCGGATTAAAGCTGGCGTATAACCGATATCTAGATGATCAGGTTTTAGCTATTGCAGAAGAAGCTGGAGGCACTCGTCCTCTAAAGGTTGCTCCTGTAGCAAAGGCTTCCAACGATCTTACGCAGCTGTTTGAAGTCGGAGATATAATCTATGCTGACCAGCCACAGTTCATGCAAGCAATTAGAGGCACACTAGATGCTGCAGCAGAGGTAGCACAAGGTGCTCGAGCAACACCTATCAGATCACAGTCGGCAACTGCATTTAATCAGGAAGCTGCAACAGCTACCACTAGATTGATCTACTTGGTAGTCGGTCCTTTGAGCCGTGCAGGTTCTCGTATCAGAGCTGTTGTAGGTGGTGCTATCGAGAAAGCAGATGCCGATACAAAGGCTACAGCAATCCGCAATCGCATACTTCAAGAACCAGACTATTTCCTAGAGCTTGCAGATCGCTACAACAAAAATCCAAGAGATCCATTGTTAGAGGATCAAATGATCAACTATCTATCGACTGCAATTCTTAAAACAGATGTAGAGGATGATGATATTGATGAGGGATCTTTACTCAACAGTATGCAAAACTCTCTACAGTCAGCGTCAGAGGCTGTAATCAACACGGTTAAATAGAAAAAGCCCCGGACTTTTACATCCGGAGCTTACCTAACCGAAGTACCCGACCAAAGGTACATCTTGAGTAACATTGTAATAAGTATAGCCGCTAGGGTCAATGACTCCGGCGGCTTTTTTGTACTTATTCCTCTGCTTTTTCAGCCTTTTCTTCACGTTTCTGGTTATTTTCGAACACATTGATGTCGAAGATGGACTTGTTAAGCATCCAGTGCATCAAAGCGACATTATTGACGCTAGATTGGATGTTTAAAGATCCATTACTGTCTAATCCGACGACCATAATGGCCTCTAGATCCTTGTCAGCAAGTTCGTCTACGATATTTTTCACTGCCTCATTCATTTTCTTCTCCTTAGGCGCTGATATCTACAACTTCACAAACTTCACCCGTACAAGCGAAGGTCTGGGACGACTTTGTGCCATCCTCTTTCTCAAAATCCCCTAGTTTCGACCAATCGATGCGGCTAGGCATTAGTTTTAGCATCTCGTTATACTCACTGGCGCCGATCTCTTGGTATGGAGCCTGTTGGTACGTGTGGTCGTCATAGGGGAGGAATGATACACCTGACATCTCGTCAAAGTGCTCATAAACAAAGGCTCCGACTTCCATCCATTCGTTTGCCTTGATATTTACAGTCACGCTAGGCTTATGCTCACACCACGATCTCTGGTATGCCAGCCACATCTGCAGCTGCTCAATAGCAGTTAGATCTGCAGTGACTACAGCACCATCCGGCGCCTTAACAGGGAAACTAAACACTGTTGTCTGATCTGGCTTGAATGCCTCTGGCTCGTTAGGGATGCCTTGAGATTTCATAAACTCAGTAAGCGGGTCTTTATTGTCGCCTCGTACAGTACGGATATAGTACTGACTATGGCGAGCGTGGATCCCACTAGCAGCATCTGTAAGCTGAGAAACCGTGCCCGAGGGCTTCACGCACGTAATAGCAGCAGAAACAGGAACTCCTAGCTTCTCTGCCCACTCCGCATTTGTGTCGATTGCGCATTGCTTTAGCTCTTCTAGTAGAGCGTTTAGATCGCCCTCTTTACCATTAGTAAGAGTGTTGTCCATTATCCCTGTGAGTGACACACCGAGCAAGCGCTCTTCTTCTGTATTTCGCTGCCACATCTTTCGCAGATAAGGGAACTTTGTGTAGGTAGATTGGATAGTTCCGAGAATAGTTGCCAATCGAACTTTTCGTAGTAAATCTTCTTTAGTGTCTGTGCCACGGATAACAACTTCCGATAGATTGCAGAACTGAGCTGGGCGCAAAATGATCTCACTGCACGGATTGGTTCCAAATTCAACATCATGCTTACGTCTCCCATTCTTAGCTGCCTGTTTTTGAGATGCCTGACGGTTAAAGATCCCACGTTCTCCTGATCCACTTTCTGCTAGAGAAGTCCACTCACGAAGGAAGGACATAGCATCTGGCTTCTCAGTGTATGCTACGGAGTTATTTGCTAGACCCATATGAGGTGCTGTCTTCCACCATTCGCCTGATTTAGCGTGGCGCATACGATCATCTGATAGATTGCTTAGGCTAATCATTGCTGAGCGGCGAACACCGCCTACAACCACAATCTCCCCAATTTTACACATGATGCTATGGCACTCATATGACGACAGTTTGCGACCTTTTGCGACCTTAAAGGTATCAATCGTGAAGTTGAACAGATCCACTAGAGGAGCTGGGCCGCTTGCTCGTCCCCCAAATGTCTTTAATCGGGCGCCAGCTGGACGTACTTTAGATACATCCCACTCAGGAATTTCACCCGCATACAACATTGAGATCAGTAGACGGTATGCCTTTGCCCATCCTTCTTTGCTGTCTTTGACTACGATAGTTGTATCGCTATCGAATAGCTTCTCTGGCACCTCAGGCAAGTGCTTGATGTACTGACGTTCACACGAGAAACCCACGCCTGTACCGCATAATAGTATAAACATGGCTTCATCAAAAGCTTTCGGGTCATCAATAGCTACATACGAACAGTTGTACATACATGTGTTATCTCGAGCAGCGGCTGCACCAGCTGTCATTAGAGAGCGCATAGATGGCATGATCTCTAGGCTTAGGATCGCTTGCTCTATCTCATGTGCAATATTCAAATTTTCCTCGGAGTCACCGCTATCAAATACAGGCTCAACAATGTTGTCCATGTAACGGCTCACGGTTTCGTCCCATGTTTCACGGCGCTGCTCTGCTTCAATCCAGCGAGCGTAGCGAGATGTATGGATAAAGGCTTGGTAATCGGTAGGTAGTAAGTTGTTCATTTGTCCTCACACAAGGTCTGTTAAATCTGGTTCTTGATAATTTTCACCCTTGAGGACTTTCCCATCAGATCGATAAATAGGTTTGCCATCAGGGCCGAGTTTCGACATGTTTGATGCATGTACTCGCCGAACAGCTTCATCCAAGTCCCAGCCAAAGGTGGCGGCGAAACCATATGTAACGTAAACTGTATCGGCTAATTCTTTCAGAAGATGCGCAGGGGTGTTGGCGTCCAGCACTTCCTCGTATTCTTCTTTAAGAAGGTTAAAACGCAGCATGTCTTTATCGCTGCCTTTTTCCCATTCGTGGCCCATCGTCTGCCCGTATACTCGAGCGAAATGACGAACCATATCTAGCGGGGATTTCCCCAAGTAGGTGTTAGGATCCCTCAGGCTTTCATCGCCCTCGTCGAAATACTCAAACCCCTGCAAATCATCGTTGGTAATCACTGGCGTTCTCCTCAACTTTTTGGATTAATCGGTCTAGATACCAGCGAGCTTTTTTGAGATCTTCTAGACCGTTTTTGTAAGGCCACCGCCAAAGGTACTTAAAGCAGTTCTGCCAACAGTACGCTTCATGGCTAGGGATATCGCAGCCTTCTGCCATGGCGCTCATGGCATCAATACATTCGATAGTGCTATTGTTATAATGCGGAGGCTTATCAACCATATCTGGCGTGACGTAGCTATCCGCAATCTGTCTATTACGGCTATGCATCAGTTCAACTTCTTCTTATTGAAAGGTAGTATTGTACCTGATGTGTTTTGCTCAATCGCCTTCAATAGAGCTTCATCAGGCTCGAATTCGATCTCGGGATCTTCTTGATCCAGCAGATCCTGTAATGTGCGTACAACGCGGCCTGTTTGGGTCAGGCTTTCAATAGCAACATCGAGATTAAATCGTAGGCCATAGGCTAGATCCAATAGATAATCGATGCTTTCATCTTCATCGAAACTATCTAGGTTATCTGCAACCGCTACGGATAGCTTACCCTCTTCAGCCAAACTTAGAGCTAGGATTATGCTTGGGTTTTTGTCTTCTTCGTCGCTCATTTAAGCCTCGCTTTCGATACTGCTCACGAGCAGCTGGGCTGAGCTGTACGTCTTCGCCTCCGGCCCCCATAGAAGTCGATTTGACATCATCGGGTTCTAGTGTGTGGATAAGCTCTAGGATCACGTTACGGACCCATTGCTGAAGCTTACGGCCTTTAGCCTTCGCTGATTGGGTCTTGATCATTCGGATACTCGACATACCACTTATAGGGCTTCGTTTGCGCTTTACTGGTTGGGCTTGGGAGGTACTGCGCTTCGGGCCAGCACGTCCTTTTAAACGGACACCATCCACAGGTTTTGTGGAGGATCTTGCCGCCTGTTGGCTTTTTGAAGTACGTTTCTTCTTCCGCTTCAAAGCAGCGTTGAAAGGGGCGATTGTTCGATATCAGATCGACAATGTACTCCCTGTTACCTCGTATCGCAGCTTCTTGATCAGGAGACGCATCTACATCGACTACCTTTACTTCACCTGACGATTTATCAACAACGATCCAGCCCCCGGGTTTTTTACCCTGAGCATCTGCATATCCATACAGCTGGCCTACATATCCAAATTCATCCGATTTATAGAGAGCTTGGAAGCCACCTTCCCATTTGTTGCGGAACATCCACTGGCTGGCAGACTTGATGTCGTACACCTTGCCATCGATATCAATGTCGCTCGTGCCTAGGATCTTAGTATCCTGTACCTCAAGCTCAACTTCATCCCCATCAGAGGATACATTGACGTTGGATTTATCAAGCACCATCCGAGTAATGATC